CATCCGATATCAAACAAGCTGGATGATAGCTAAAAGCATAGAAAGGACAGAAGATGGAAAATATTAGAAGCTATGAGGACATGGTAAATTATGTAAGGAAAGTTATCGATAATTCATGGGATTTTTTTGTTCCATGCAAAGGTAACATGTACATGTTTGTGTCAATAGAAGGAACGCATGAAAGATATGTTTCTTATGCCCGCTGGTTTGCTGGCGATAAAGCAGAAGAAGAGACAGTAAGAAAGTCCATTTTAGAAGCCGAAAGTTTGTTTGAAATAACACATGCAGATGCTGTAAGCATGCAATATAGCACGGATCTGGAAGAGGTGGAAACGTCCGATAGGTTCTTCGCAAGGGTAAGAGATAATGAAGACGATTTCTGGGAAGCCGAATACATGGCCGCGATGGATGATCCAGAAACCGAAGAGAACATCAAGAAACTTGCGGCGGATCTATGGAAGCAGTGGAAGGAGTACGAATTAGATGAATAAATATTATACTTATTTCAATGAATGTTCATCATTAGAAGAAGCCAGGCGGGTTTATATCCGCCTGGCGAAACGTGCAGGCGGAAGCACTGAAGACATGCAGAACTTACAAGAAGCTTATGAAATGTATAAAAGTAAGAATAACGTGAAAATGGAAAAAGAGGATTTCACGATTGATTCCATTATCAATGATATTCTTTCAATGAACATTTCATGCGAGCTAGTGGGCTCATGGATATGGCTTTTCACTGAGAATACTTATCAAAATAAGGAAAAACTAAAATCAATGGGATTTCGTTTTTCTGGCGGCAAAAAGCGTTGGTACTGGACGCCGAACCCGCGCCACGTGAGAGGTGGAAGCAAACTGAAAATGGAAGAGATTCGCATGAAGTATGGTGCAACTATTTATAAAAATAGGACTATTCAAATTGAGGGGTGAATATCATGACACGCAAAGAAACACTTGATTATATAAATAATATGGATATTACAGAATCATTGAGATATGATTTACGTAAATACACAAACCGTTTATTTGATGAATATTTTGAAACTTATGAACTCATCAAGGCGGGGCACTACTATAATGCCCATCTGGACTTGGTAAGGGAATGTTATATTGAATACTCTACTTACTTATATGCATTATGTAGGGCGGATGTAATTTCAAAAATTGATTTTTATGAACTGGAAAATGCAGCGTATGCCGTATATGAAGTTTTGAAATCTAAAGATAATTAAAGGAGAATATAATTATGGATATTTTTGAAATGCTGGATGATATGTATGAAAATAAGAATTTACGAATTAAGAAGAAGTATTTATATACTGTAAAACAGCGTATAAAATGTTTATATGAAGATCTACAGTATGCGAAAGGAAAAGCTTATTTTCATTCAGAATGGCAGCCTGAAATGTACACGAGAAGGGAAGAATTATATAACTATCTTTTATCCATGTTAGATACTGGCGTTATAACAGAAGGTGCTTATCATTGCCTTAAAAATTATTTATTAAAATAAGTATAATCCCCCGCGCAAGCGGGGTTTTTTCTTATAAAAGTTTCAAAAAACCTATTGACAGGTAAACGCGCATATGGTATAATATAGTCAAGATGAAGGAAGCCTCCGATATCATATAAGCTGGATGATAGCTAAAAGCATAGAAAGGGTAGAAGATGGAAAGAATAAGGACCTATGAAGAATTCAAAGAATGGCTTGAAAATATGTACGTATTGAAAGAATTTTGTTTATCTAAGAAAGATAAACCAATTGTAATTGGTGAGCTTTTGAGAAGATATGCAGATATATTATATGCTGAGTCAAAATCACGTACAGATGATGATTGGCTAGTGGAGAGAGATGTCCGCCGTAGAGAGATGTGTGCATATCTTTTAGCTTTATCCGACGTAGGGAAGATCACAGAATACCTACGTAATAGAATTTTCGATATCATATATCAAATTTACTTTTGGTAAGTCATACCGCTCATACCGCTCATACCGCTCAAAAACGAGCGGTTTTCTTTTACGTTCACGCTTTACTACACTAACGCAATAGAGCGTTTTTAGAATATTACTTCTTTTTCTATACCTATTTACATTTTAATATATTTGTGTTATCATATAGGTACCATGAAGGAGGTGAAATAAATGGGTTTTATAGAAATTGTCTTTACTACAAAATATGGAAATTTTACCATGCGTTTTTATAAGGAGGGAATGTTTTCTGATTTGTCCGTAGGAGACGTAATGAATATTGTCATAAAAACTTATAACGATGAAAAAGATTATATTTATATATCTCCTGTCAACGGTAATAGTATGTTTATTAAGAAGAAGTTTATTATTGGTTTTTATGCACATGATGATTATACATAAAAATAAGTATATCATACCTCAAAGTGTGTCTGAATTGTGAGAATTGTGTGACAATTCTAAAAAACTTCAAAATCGTGGTCAAAATCGGCCTTGAAAAATTTTTTCAATTTTGAATATTATTTTTTCAGTCATTTTAGACAGGTAGAAATCATACAATTTAATATTATTCATTTTTAGCATTTTCAAAAGAAAGGATGGGTATTTATGAGAAAAGTTTTCTCCCTATCGTTAAACGATGAGAAAGATAGGGATATCGTGGAATTTTTAGATTCACTAGATAAAGGATATCGAACAATGTATCTTAAGATTGCTATTAGAACATACATGAAAGTTATGGATTCTGAAATGGAGGAAATTGAACATGAAATGTCCGAATTGCAATGAGAAAGCAAATGTCGTTAAGGTGGTGCATCGCGAGAATGGGGATATAATCCGTTGTCAGAAATGTAGGCATTGTGGAATGATACTATACACGGAAGAGGTTTATGACGCGAAGAAGCAGCTACCACTAAAAAGCGAACTAAATCAGATTTCTTACAAGAATCTGGAAAAGGCAATATTAAAAAGGAATGGAGTGAAAACTGATGATTGATATATGTGAACCGTTTGTGCAGGACGTTGAGGCCGGTAAGGCAAAGAAGGTAGTTGTTCATGATGGAGAACGTGAATATAATATTTATAAAGTAAAGGATATTGTTAGAATTGATATAAAGAAAAAAGGAGAATAATATGCTGAGTGCTGTATATGAAGTTTCATTATGTTTTCTGTTTATTGTGAGCGTCATAGGAATTTCAATTGCTATTATCTATGGTATTGCAAAACTATGGCAATTAATCTACTGCATCTATCATGCGAGAAAGGATGATAAAGATGAAATTAAGAGATATTTTAAGTATTAATTTATCATCGCCTGTACGGATTAGAATTGATGCGCAATGCGAGGTCTATTACTACTTTTACATTGATATTGATGACAGCAGGGAGGATCCTTTAGAGAGTCTATCGGATGATATATTAGATTCTAATGTAAAAGGAATTGTAGCTTATCGGGGCGAATTATTTATTGACGTTGATATTTCCATGGTATATATTGATAGAAATGGAGGTGAAAATGATGCTTAAGGAGAACATTGACATATTAAAGGAACTCTATATGGACGATTATTGCATCAATGATTTAGACGCTAGGATAGATAATGTTCGTAATGGTAGGCGTCCTGAATATGATAGGGGTTATTACATGGGATATGTGGTTTCATTGTATGATATGGGGAATTTAAACAAGGATGATCTCGATTCTTTAGCTTCTGAGGTCGAAGATCCATAATATACATAAACTTAAGTATATCATACCTTAAAGCGTGCCTGAATTGAGCGAATTGTCTGAAAATTATGAAGTCAGGCTCAAAACCTACCTTGAAATATTTTTTCAACTTATAAAAATATTTTTTGAACCAATAAAAGAACATTTGTTCCCTTGTATTTTGATCGCGTTTTATGATATAATTTGAAAATAAGGATGGTCGATAAACCGCATGCTGGAACCACCCAATACATTGGGTATTGCATGCGACCGGGAGTGGTTCACCTGGCGGCCATCTTTTCTATTACTGGGGGTGTACTCATGGCGAAGAGAATTGATAGAAGGCAACGTTGGAATGAGGACGTATACCGCTTGAAGGAATACGGTATACCGATTAAGAAGACGGGTAAAAACTCGTGGAGTGTCGATTTAAGAAAGAATCTCTCAAAATTATTCGAATTGGATTTAAGGGATCCAGCTGTAAAGCGAGGATTAAACGCTCTTAGGAATAAGCAGTTGGAAAGCATGGGAGCCGCGAGAAGAAGACTTCAAAAGGTATTAGAGAAAGAATCTCTTTCTGAACGAGAAACAAAGGAGATTAAAGGAAGGATCCGGGATATTCGCCAGACCGAGGAAATGTTAAAAGCGAACAGACGTTCTGGAAAACAGATGGTTCTGGATTTACAAGATGCATTGCAGGAGCGTGTGAAGCCTGTTGGAATCAGTAGCATTCGCCGCGAAGCGATTAATAGGGCCTATAATATATTTGCATCGGGTGTATTCACAGACAAGATTGATATGAAAACATTCAATCAGATCAGAGAGCTGGCGGCAAGGTTTGGTTTTAACGTGGTTGATGATTTATTTTCTGCAATGGACGCCTTAAGAAGAGCCAAGTATAATCGCCCTTCAGATCAAGTAGTAGAGGATTATTTTAGAGAATTGTCCGGACAAGTTCGAGATTTTATTCGGGAAGGGAAGATTCCTGAAGCGGATAAGGAATCGGGTGAAGCCTTGATTAAGTTGATTGATGATCTATTATCCGCGCCATTCTTTCAATAGGAGATGAAATAAATGGGGAAGCTGGAATATAATCCGAATATCTATGTAACAGACATAGAGACAACGGATATAGAAGAAGGGGCCGTGCTTTATTTAGGAAGCATGGCTTCTATTAATTTATCAGATAATTTCAAAAATATCAACTATTCAAACATTGAAGAGAAGGCGCTATTTCATGGGTTTTATAGAACATATAATGAACTTGATGAAATGCTGATAGATATAAATAATAGTGGTTATAAAACAGTCATTTTTATTCATAACCTGGCTTATGAATGGACATTCTTCTATAAAAATTCTGTATTTTGTCATACTACATATGATGATGATAATTCATTATATACAGAACCGAATAAACCATTGAAGATAGCTTGCGGAAATATTGAATTTAGAGATTCTGCAAGGCTCCTGAACGCTTCTTTGCGCGCTTTGGGGGAAAGACTTGGCTATAAGAAGCTTGACATTGACTATTCAGAGAAATACTTTTGGTTCTCTGAATTGCCTGAAGTGGAATATGAATATAATAGAAGAGATTGTTTTTTAACTCTTTTAGCGATCGTTTCAGAGTATAAGAAATATGACTGGATCTGTTCTTTAGAGGATGCTTTAAGTGTGTATACATATACGTCATTCACAAGAAAGAATAACTTAAAAGAAGAAACAATTAATAAAAAGGTATTTTTGAAAAGCGGAAAGCAGAGAAAAGAATCTTCATTGAGCAAGCTATATCTGGCGGAATGTAGAAGAGAGCTTCCCGATTCTAAAGAAACAGTGGAATGGCTGGAGGACCTTTTTTGCGGTGCTTTCGTAGCGGCTAATCCCTCTTTTGTAGGCGTCCCGGTAAAAGGGTGCATGTCTTTTGATTTTGGGTCCTCTTATCCAGCGTCTACAGTGCAACGGGAGTTTCCTTACCATTTTGTGGAATATAATGCAGAACTAAAAGAGACCGTAAGAGACTTACACGAAAGAAATATAACTTATAATATGAAATATGGGCGCATTGAGAATGGTCTCTTTAGGAACTGGCGAAGGCCGGTCCAGTACTATTTCATGGCGGATGTTGTATTGAATGATGTGAAGATTAAGAAGTTTTACGGGAAAGACGGGAAAAATAAGAAGTCTAATCAGATGGCCTTGATATCAGAATCTAAAACAGACATCATAAAGATGGGATGGGGGGAACGGATTCATTCTCAAACGTTGGTGATCAATGGACGTGTATTTTCTGCAAAGCGTCTGGAATTAAAGGCAACAGCAGTGGATCTGCTTGCTTATTCGCTATTTTACGATTTTGAAATTGAGGATTGCAAACGTTTGTTCGTGGCGAGTCAAATACGAAAGGTTCATGAATACCTTCGCAATACAAATTACGCATACTTAAACCTAAAGGCGAACCTAAAACCGATTCATGCGAAGACAGAAGAAGGGAAGCCTATTGACAGGAAAGAGTTCTATAAGGATGGGAAGCCTATTATGAGTGAGGAAAACATCGAAGTGCTGATGAGTTTACAAGAATCAAATTATGATGAGTTTGCCGAACAGATTCATGAATTATACATGCAATCCAAAGGACACTTAAACGGCCAATATGGTATTAACGTAGAAAAGATATTAAAAGATGATATTCATATGGATTGGGATGACAGGCTGGGCATGATGTACAGTTCTGAAGAGGCGGATTTCAATGAAATTAAAAAGAAGGGAATCATGCGCAACTTTATTGTAGGACTTCATATCACGGCGTTCTCTCGTCTTTCTCTGGCGATATACACCTACTGTCTTTTTGTGCATACAAACGCATATGTTATTTATTGGGATACGGACAGTATAAAAGTACATGGTGATGAAGATGGTGTAAGAAATGTTATGAAACAATGCTATGAATTATTCAGAAGGTTTGTGAAAGGATTAGATGAATGGTATAATATTGGGGCCATGGATGAGGAACCATCCTATGATTGGTTCTGTACATGGGGTGCGAAGAAATATATTGTATTAGAGGGAGACTCTGTAAAGTGCACGATATCAGGAGTCAATAAACGTTCTGGGAGCAAAATGTATACATATTTCTATCATACATATTGTGATAACAGTTTTGAACGCTTATGCAAAAATTATTTCAGACCGAATGTTATAATAGACAGAAGCGTCACGAGCAAGTTAGCTTCTATCTATGGCAACGCAAGATTTGATAAGGAGGTATGCGACAAAAATGGTACATTGGGATGGGTCCATGAATATAGCGGGGTCCAACTGGTAGGGGCTGATTATACGATTTTAGCGACCAATAGCAAGTTGAATTCAATGTTTCTATATCAATTATTAAAGTTTCAAAAGGATAGTTGGGTGGACCCGCGTTCCTGTTATCCGATATGGATTTACAAAACAGGTTCAGGATATGGGTTCGAGTATCGAGATAAGTTTGAAGTAAAATGCAAGGAGGAAAATGTGGTATGAAATATTACAATTGTAAGAGAGTGTATGACAGTGGATGCGAGTACAATTTTATCTTTGGAGGACGTTCAAACGGGAAGTCTTATAGTGTGTGTAAGGATGCATTATTTTATGACTGGTATACCAAGGGTATCCAGTTCGGACGCGTGTGCAGATATGAATCCGATATGAAAGCTTCCTTATTGAATGATTGGTTTCCGGGTGGGGTAAAAGACTACATTCAGGATATCACCGGAAATGAAATCATCTACGAGCATGGAAATTGGTTTATTGGGAATGAAACAGTCGGTTTTGCGTTCTCGTTATTTAATCAGCATAAATATAAATCATCCAATTTCCCAAAGCTTGATAATTTAGTGTTTGAGGAATTTGTGCCAGCATCCGACCTAGATTATCTCCCGAATGAGATTAACTTGCTTCTATCTCTCGTGTCTACCATATGTAGGCATCGTTCTATCAGGGTATGGTTTATCGGAAATGTCATAAAGAAGCATAATATATATTTTGATTATTTTGGGATTGACGTGGATAAGATGCACATTCGACCGGGGGATATTCGGTATTTGCAGGTACCGGGTTTCACGGATGGAGCAAGGGTTTGTGTCGAATATGCAGAAATGAGCTATGAAGCAGAGCAGGAAATTCCAAGGGTCTTACGGGTAACTCATAATGAAATCGCGACAACAGGCGAATTTGCGGATGATGAGTTTTTGATAGATTTCAGTCAATACAAATTATTATTAAAGAATAAGTATTTGAAACATGTTATTCTTTTTAGGGTATCACTGGCTGGCAAGATGTATTTTGTCCATTCTTTTACGGATGGAAAAAAGTCGTTCAACGTGGTAACCCATGACGGAACCGGAACCTTATCATCAAAATATATCTATTATATCAATCCCGAATTTGAAAACATAATCAGCAGGAACGCCGTGTCTAAAGATTTCATTCTGACGGCCTATAAAGACGCGGTGAGCTTAAAACAACCCACATTCTACACGGATAACACAATCGCCTATTTCTATGGGATGGATGTATTAGACGCAAGACAGAAGAGGATTCTTCCACCTAAAACAGGAACGGAGACCTAAATTATCAGAAAGTTGCAACTTATTTAAAACCTATTTACAACTAGCAAGTTGTATGATATAATGAAGATACCTTTTCAAAGGTAATAATATTTAGGAGGATGCTAGTATGAACAAAGTGATTTTACAAGGAAGATTGACGGCGGACCCGGACAACAGAACGGGCGCGAATGACACGGTGATTTGCCGCTTCACGGTTGCGGTAGACCATTATAACGCGCGGGAGGGCGAGAAGAGCGCGATTTTCGTGCCGTGTATCATGTTCGGACAGAGGGCGGACGTGTTCGGACATTACACCCATAAGGGAGACCGCGTTTTAATTGAGGGTAGAATTGACGTTTCCAATTATGAGGACGAAAACGGGAACCGAAGGACATTCACGAACGTTGTAGCGGAACAATTTGACTTCATTCATAACGCGAAAGTTCCATCTTCGGAAGAAGAGGAAAAGAAGCCAGCGAAAAAATATAATAGAAGGTATTGATATCTATCATAAATCATGCTATAATATAGTTGCCCTGTAAATGAACATTTTTTCCTTATGGCAAGCCCCTTTTGATTCAGTGGGGGCTTGCTTTTTTATTGTCAATATGGTAAAATTAACATGAAGGAGGGATGCTGATGGAAGTAATGGATGCTATTATGCAGTCAATTTCAACAATCGGGTTCCCTATTGTCGCGTTTCTTTTGATGTGGCGCGCATTGATGGACGAGAAAGACGCGCATAAAGAAGAAATCGCGTTGTTAAAAGAGAGCCTTGATAACAACACAAATATCCTTACGAAGCTATATGAAAGAATGGAGGTGCAGTGATGGAGAAAGAAAGCACGTATGCATTGAATGGCGGTATTGGTGACGAAAAGAATGCCATGCTTCAGGTTATGTTTGAACCAAAAGAAATCAGCAGCGGAGATGAGGGTAAGCAGGTTCTGATTCTTCAGTTCATTCTGGATATGCTGGATTATGACTTGGGTCCGGATGGTATTGATGGCGTATACGGTCCTTCCACGCAAGCAGCAGTAGAAGCATTCCAGATTGCTAACAATCTGAAGCTGGACGGGATTTGCGGCGTGGAAACATGGAATAGTCTATTAGGGAGTGGTGTGTAATGGCGGATTTTATACCACGTCTCACAGATGATGGGATCCTCAATAACCCGTATTGGTATGCGGATAACGTCTACTACAAAAGCGGCTATGGTATGCCTAACTGCACATGCTACGCGTTAGGCAGATGGTATGAACTTCAGGGGTCTTCTGAACCATTCAATTTCACCCGATATAACGATGGTAAGGACTGGTATCAGATGGGAATTGAAGCTGGCTATGAGCATGATCCTATGATTCCACGATTGGGCGCTAATGTTTCATGGGACTATGAAGGCGGCGGACATGTCGCTATTGTGGAGGAAATTGAATACAATGCGGATGGAAGTGTGAACAGCATTGTGACTTCAAATAGTGCTTACAACGGAACGTATTTTTATACCGAACGTTTGTACGCTTCTAATGGTTATATCTGGCGCGCTGATTCCACATTGAATGGGTTCGTGTATCATCCCGATATTGCTCCCGGTCCCGGTCCCGGTCCTGTTATGGGGAAGAAAATGAACTGGATGTATTACTTAAGACGTTTTGATAGGCTAAGATGAGGTGTTATAATGGATAAGGATTTATTTAGCAAGTTTGAGCCTTTTGTAAGAGAAGGCTTGAATGATGAGGAACTGGCTCAATTGCAAGCCTTGCGAGAAAGCTTTGACGCGGGAATTAGTGAATATGAGTCGCTGACAACACAGCTTTCTGATGAAAGAAAGGCAAGAAGGGATCTTCTCTTTAAGGGTAGAACTTCCTTTGAAAAAGAAGAAAAAGAAGTGGATCCTCAAGAAGAGGAACCAAGCAAAGAAGAAACAATTACAATTCAAAATCTATTTGGGAAAAGGAGTGATCTGTAATGGCAATGATCCCGTCCAGGGACACAACAGTATTGTCCGCTACGTCTACTGATATTCTGAATGCTATCAGAAATACGTTAGGCGGCGGATATGCAACTTCTGTTCCGATTGCAGATGGAAGTGATGCAAACCGTCAGAGAATCGGAACAGCAATTATTGGAAACGCGGATATCCGCAATCAGTTTGTCGGAATGTTAAACGCCATCGGCTTAACTATCATCAAATCAGCCATCTATTATAATGAATGGGCGGATGCAAAGCTCGGTACGATGGAATATGGAGAAATTGCAAGGGAAGCATTCGTTGAGATTGTAATGCCTCATCTATATAATCCGAATGCGGGAGCGGATGAGTATTTTGCATGGGATAAGCCCAAGGTAGAAGAAGCACTGCATTTCATCAATTATAAGACCTTCTATAAGATTCCTATCAGTCGCTTTGAGTTGAGAAAGGCATTCTCCTATGCCTCTGGCGTTGAGGACCTTTTGAGCAACTTGATCTCCCGCGCTGAAGTTTCTGAACAGTATGATGAGTATCTGGCAATGCGCTACATTGTCGCAAGAAACATTGTAGATGGACACGCCAAGATTAACCATATTGATGTAATTACGAAGGAGAACGCGTCAGATGTTGCTGAGGATATTCTTGCGATTTCTGATGATCTGGACTTCATGAGCAGGGATTATAACGCGGCTGGCGTATTGAGAACATTTCCAAAGTCTGAACAATGGGTTATCATGACACCGCGTGCTAAGGCCGTGCAGAATGTCAATGTACTGGCGAATGCCTTTAACCTGAATAAGGTAGAGTGGAGCGGTGTCCAAAAGCGGTTCGACCGTCTGGTACCTACTGAAGAGGAATACGAGCGAATGGAGCAGCTCTTCACAGATAAGAATTGGTATCGTCGTTTTACGTCTGATGAGGAAACATTCCTCAATACGATTTCCATCATAATGATGAGTAAGGATAAGCTCATGGTTCTGGATACTGTGATTGAGTCTGAATCCGCGAATATCGGTGAGACTATGATGCAGTTCTTCTGGTACCATCATCATAAGATCATGAGCGACTCACCGTTTGGTATGCTGATTGCATTCTCGACAGCAGAAATGACGGTAACTGCTGTAACGATTAACCCGGCCTCTGTAACTCAGTACAAGAAAGGTCAGTCTTATCAGTTCACCGCAACGGTTACGGGAAGCGTTGGCATTGACAAGAGTGTAACTTGGGAAATTTCCGGAGAGAACAGCCCGAACACGTATATCAATGAGAATGGTCTATTGTATATTGCCCCCGATGAGAACGCGGCTACCATTACGGTTCGAGCGGTAGCTAATCAGGATGGAACCACCGCGAAGACAGCGTCTGTCACTCTGGCTTAGAGGAGTCTGGATATTTCCGGAGCTGTGTTGGAAGAAGGGCATTTAATCGTGACATATAACACGAATTCTGAATATCAGCAGATCGATCATCTTGATGTGGAAAACGGACATTTAATAGCATTCTATAAGGAGGGAGAAGAAATGGCAAAAGTAGATTTGGGTCAGGTTGTGGGGCCTCAGGGTCCAGCAGGGGCAAAAGGCGCTACTGGCGCTCAGGGTCCGAAGGGAGACCCTGGCGAACAGGGACCACAGGGACCACAGGGACCTAAGGGAGATACCGGCGCTCAGGGTCCAAAAGGTGACACAGGCGCACAGGGACCTCAGGGTGCAAGGGGCGCAACCGGTCCAGCTGGTAAGGATGGTATTAGTCCGACTTTCTCCATTGAGGGTGGTCATCTATATGCGGACTATGATAATCCATACACACCGGAGTAATCCAAGCGGGGGGGTCCAGCATAAATGAACGTTCAACCAAAAACTCCAATTGGAGAAGTTAGGTTTGTACAAGTTCCCTTAGATAACTCATATACGGATACTTTGCGTTTCACAGACATGCCCGCGCAATATTCCTATTTTGAGGGTCTAAGTGGAATTACTATCAACGGTTTTACAGAAATTAGGACAGTGGACACGGATACAATCCGTGTTCCTGTCAATTCTGATGAATTGAGCAGATATAATTATATCATGTTCAAGAACGCGAACTACTATGACAAATGGTGGTTTGCTTTCATAACGGGTTTGGAGTATGTATCCCCAAGTATGACGCTTGTGACATTCGAAATTGACGTTATGCAGTCTTGGCAATTTGAATGGCTTCTTAGAGATTGCTTTGTAGAGCGAGAACACACAACAACGGATATTGTGGGGGACGCAATTATTGATGAGGAGCTGGAAACAGGAGATTTTGTATATTCAGACGCGGATGGGGATTGGAATCCGTCCTTGACTGAAATGGCGATTGTTGTCGCGTCTTCTTTTACGTTCGATGCGGGGAGCGGTTCATTCGAGGATGCTAAAGGCGGAATGTATTCCAATATCTATTCAGGTCTGCACTACAGTGTTTTCGACACGGATACTGAAGGGATTCTTGCACTCAATAATTTTTTAAACGAAGCTACGAAACAGAATAAATCTGAGGGTATTGCTTCTATATTTATGTGTCCGAAGTTTGTTACTAATACATTTAACGCGGGTAGTGTTGCGGTAAGCAACTTAACCGCGAACCTTCCTTTAACATTGGATGGATACACGCCAAGATGCTACAAGATGTACACCTATCCTTATAGCTTTTGGGTAGTCACCAATAATGAAGGGCTAACTGCTACGCTAAAAGTAGAGTTTTTTGAAAATCAAAAACAGCTCAGGCTTGGTTGCTGGGGGAGTGGTTCTGCTTCTCCTGTTATAACAATGGTCCCGCTCGGTTATAAGAACCAGGATGTGAATTATCAGGAAAAGATGAACGTAACCAACTATCCGCAATGCGCGTATACCATTGATACGTTCAAGGCATGGACAGCTATGCATGGGGAAGTGTATGAAATCCAGCAGCAGCAGAATTTGATGTCCGCAATTACAGCGTCAGCTAACACTCTTCTTTCTTTAACAAGTGGAAGTGCATCAGGGGTTCTTGGCGGAGCTTATGGGGTCGCTAGTTCTGTCAACGATGCAAGAACCGCTCTTGCAAGAAAGAAAGCCATAGAGACAAAAGCCGACCAAGTAAGAGGAACCGGTTCAGGCTCTGCAAATATTTCTATGTCAATCAAGGGATTCAATGTTTATCATTATACCGTATCAAGAGAGTATGCAAAAATCATTGATGACTTCCTATGGGCATACGGGTACACGGTGAATGAGATAAAAACACCGAATCTTGATAGCAGGAAATATTGGAATTTCATCAAAACGCAAGGCTGTAAATTGGGTGGTTTTCTTCCTTTTAATGACGCGGCAAAAATCAAAAGCATATTTGATAACGGAATCACGTTCTGGCATGTCAATGATGGGGTTGTTCAGGTTGGCAACTATTCGTTTGACAATTCGCCAAGCGTAAAAGGATTCAGAGAGGATGTGGTAGGTAATGGCGAGGAATAGGAACAAGCTACGTGATATTGCCAATTGGTCAAACGCCTGGACGTTCGACCGCGTTCAGAATATGATTGAATTATTGGCCGTCAATTCATTTATATATGAGAACGCACCGGAAACATTTAATCCGTATTTCTTTGAACGAAAGCTATTCTATGATGGGTTCGCATGGCTATTCAAGGATGGGGATATGATTCTCGGTCTTGGGGGGTCCCGGAAAGATTATGACGTGTATGGTTGGCCGACATCCGGTAAGGCAATTGGGTTTCATGGCTATAATTTCAACGTTACACCGGACAATGGGGTATGTTGTTATGACTTATCGAAACGTGGTCTTTCCACGTATGGTCTTCTGATGGACTACATTCCACGTCTTACTGATCTCTATCGTACAATGGATGTCAATATTCACGCGCAAAAGACTCCCGTCATTGTGGTGACGGACAAGGAAAACGAGTTGACTGTTAGAAATGCAGTGGATCAAATTGATTCCAATATGAGCGTGATTGTGGGTGTGGATGGAATCCTTGATATGAAGCAATTTGACGTGCTGAATACAAACGCGCCTTATGTGGTAGACAAGCTTCAGATTCAGTCTCATCAATATTGGAATGATATCTTTACCATTCTCGGTATCGAAAACGGTGATAAGGATAAGAAAGAAAGAATGGTAGTGGATGAAGTTAATTCCAATACACAGCCGATTGAAATCTATAGAAATGCCCGCCTGCAGCCAAGGGAACGAATGCTTGAGAGGTTTAATAAGCTTGCGGGTACGAATATTCAGGTTCGGTTCAATTCTGAAATTCTTTCCAGCATTACCAATGCAGATGAATATTATATTTCAGGACAGCCTGAGCAGTCGAAGGGAGGTAGTGACGATGTTCCTTCAAAAGATGAGTAGAGCCTCTTTCACTATGCAGGTTTCCGACATTATCCGGTACTATAATCCAGATGAACCGGATATGTGGAAACAGATTACCAAAGCAGTTCCCTATATTTTTAGAGACTTCCCGATATGGAACGAGTCTCATCGGCAAACACTTTGTGAAAAGATTCTTCAATATTATTATGAATATGAAATCGGGTTTCAAACCGTGCAGAGCTGGATCTTTCATCTTAACGAGAATTTGAACAGAATCATGCCATATTATAACGCCTTGGCTCTGACTCAATTATCAGAAATTTCTGATATCTCTATTGAGGACCTGATCAATGATACCGATTTCACGGATATCTTCAATCGAAAGTACGATGAAACAAGGGACGACAAAGGAAATACCAAGGAAGAGGGAACGTCCTCAAGTGAATTCTCTAACACCGGAAAGGTGGAGGGAACCTCCTCTTCAGAAGCACAGTCTACTTCCTCTAATGATTTCAACGGTTTCAAGCTTCATTCTGATGAACCGCAAGTCAACTTTGCATCGGGAACCTACGCGAGGGACTACGCCTCTATGCTGGACGAGGAGGAGAATAATTCTAATTCAAATTCCAGCGGTACGACTTCTGGAACGGATAACACGGATACAACATCAAGCGGTTCTGATTCTGGAACTTCCAGTAAGAACACGGACACGACAGCAAACCGAAAGACAGATGGGAACGTGGATGAATGGAGGAAGGTGCAGGGAAGACGTGGGTTCTTTACGATCCCTTCGGTGCTTGCAGAAGCACAGAAAATCATATATAATATTGATAGCATGATAACCATGGACCTTAAAAAGAATTTCATGGGACTCATAATATAAAGGAGGTATACAATGGACGGATACGACAAGAACGGTCTTACACCATTCAGAGCATGGTGCTTTAAAAACTGGCCCTATCTCATTTCTGATGATATGACTGAACTTGAATTGCTCTATGCCATTTTAGGGAAATTCAAGGAAGTTCTTGAAGAATGGGAACAGATGAAGGTAGATTGGGGAGAGTTTCAGACTACCATCAATGAAGCGATTTCTCAGATGAAGCAGGAAATTGCAGAGTTTGAAGCGAAAATTAATCAAGATATCACAAATATTGAAAATGAGTGGTCAGAGTTTGAAACAAAAATCAATAATATTGTAGATGGGATACCGGATACAATTAAGGAACAGATTGCCTATCTTCTTCCGTATGAAGTCTCTAAACAGCTTCCAGGACTTATCTCTACTAAATTACCGCCAATTGTAGATGATTCTGTGAGAGATGCTCTAAGTACCAAAATTGGTACATTGACACCGAATTTTGTTTCTGTAATAGGACCGGATGGGAAGATTACTTCAAGTTCTAACATTTCAAATACTGAACTCGATCAGCTCGAAGGAGTCAGAAGTAATATACAGGATCAGATTGACTCGTTACGAGGTGGGGGTGTTCCTATGTTTAAAAACCTAATTGACGTTGTAGCAACAGGGATCGATAATACCGGGTCTGAGAACGTGGGAGCTGCTCTGAATAGTCTCTTTACAGAAAATCCGGGTAAAAGCTTCTACTTTAGAAACGGTACCTATAATATTGAAACAATGCTTACCATTCGTGGTGGAATTGAAATCATATTGCAAGAAAATGCAATTCTAAAGGCCGTTGCGGAAATGCCAATGATGGTATTCTTCCAGACAGTAGATAACAAACGTTATGATGAGCGTATTCACTGGACAGGCGGACAAATCAACGGAAATAACCTTGCCGTAAATTGTGTGAATATTCAGGTTGCACAGGTTTTGACACTGTTTGAAAATACGTTTGCATACGGTTCTACTGGTAACGTGATTGTAACAACAGAGAACGCTGCAACTACTGTAGGAAATTGGGTCATGAATAATGTTCATGCATGGGCAGGACCTACCATTGCTGGTAATAATAAGGAATGTTTTGAAGTCAATACAACAGATGGAAGACTGTTCCAGTGTAATGCATCTGGCGGTAAAATCGGTTTTCATTTCTGGAAAGGCGGAAATGAAGTCATTGATTGTGAATCCCTTTCCGCTGGTGCTGATGCATCCGGTGAAAATGTAACAATTGCAGGTACAATTGGTTACTATAATCAAAACGGTCAAAACCTGTTTTTTGGGTGTTCAAACGATACAAGGGAAACAGGATGGTTGATTGATGCCGGAGTGGTAACAATCGATGCTTGTCGATCTACTTATTGGACTTCAGAAGGTTCTGATAAATGTATTGTTATTCATTCTAAACAAACATTCGGATTGTGGTCTACACTAACAGTAGTCAATTGTGCTTTCGATATACCAAGAGCAAATGAAGATGCTTGTATTATACTTGACAATTGGACTCCATTAGACTTAGATTTCATTCGTTTTGCAAATAATAAATATTCTGGTAACATGATGGTTCCAATCGGAGAAAATCAGGATTTTTATTTCTTCAGTAAAGATAAAACTGTAATGAGAAGTACGTCTAAATTGCGTCAAGATGTTTGGCAGGTAATGGGTCAGATTAAGGTAATCGGTACATTTAATATCAATTTCTCAATTGCCGGAGCAACGTATCTAATAACAGGAACTGAGCAGGATGGAGGATTAAACTGGATTAATGCTTTCTCCTTCGCTCCGAATGAATACATTTCACTGGGATACGCATTTTGGGAAGGTGATTTATATATGTTGTATAAATCTTCAAATGATGTCACAAATCTATCTTTTGCAGCTATATTTAACGGATGCGGTATGATTTCCGATTCACACGCAAACGCAACGTTCGCAAGAAGTTGGGAAAAGGTAGGCGGTGGTCTTCCTACTCCTACAAATATCACAATCACAAAATTAGGAGGTAACTAAAATGGCAAGTATTCAGAAATTTGAATCTATCAAAGGTAACATCTTCTATGTAACTATGTTCGATGGGGAAACGGTAACGCTTCCTCATCAGAACATTCAGAATAATACCATTGCTCTCATCCGTGGGAATGGCGTTGTTGCTTTGTCATCTGGGGAGACTACTATCAATGGTTCCGCTTTTTTCCTGTTCTATAATAATAAATGGAACTATGTCACACCGGAAGTGACGCGGGAAAGACTGGATGGTGTAGTAGAAAAGCTAAATCAGACCATTGAAACTCTATCTGAAGAACTGGGTGCTAAGATTGATAGAATTGATGGTGAAATTACAGAAATTCAAGGTGATTTGGAAGAACTGAATCCTCTGAAGCCTCAGGAATATGTACTACAAATCGTACCGGAAACGGGGCTGGAACTGGAAAAGTATCAGACGTATAGAGTGGGAAAGGTGGTTTTTATATTTGCAGTTATTATTAACAACACAGAAAATGAAATTGCATTGACTATTGAAAGCAATGTACTCCAATTAGTTGGTGGCTCATTGATGCCATACACTGGAATACTCCAAAGAGATGGAACAACTCCAAGTTTCACTGCACTAACACCAAGTTCTATAGGCCCTGTATCAGACATGAGTATTCCTTCTAATGCTAAATCTGTTTTATTCGGTTTCCTATTCACAAACTAAGAGGTGATAGTATGGCAAAAACAGATTTGGGGCAAGTAGTAGGGTCACGGGGTCCGCAAGGACCTAAAGGAGATACAGGAGCTACAGGCGCAACAGGTTCTCGGGGTCCGCAAGGGCCTCAGGGACCGAAGGGAGATACTGGGGCGCAAGGGCCTAAAGGCGATACAGGAGCTACTGGCGCAAAAGGAGCTACGGGAGCACAAGGACCCGCTGGGACGACTCCTACCATCGGTTCTAATGGGAATTGGTATTTAGGTTCCAGCGATACCGGTAAACCATCCAGAGGTGCAACTGGCCCACAGGGCCCGAAAGGAAATACAGGTGCGCAAGGACCTCAAGGACCGAAAGGAGAGAAGGGTGACACCGGAGCGACCGGTGCAAGAGGTGCTACTGGACCGGCGGGAACCACTCCTACCATCGGTTCTAATGGGAACTGGTATTTAGGATCCAGCGATACCGGGAAACCTTCCAGAGGTGCTACAGGTGCGCAAGGACCTCAGGGTCCGAAGGGTGATACTGGAGCGCAAGGGCCTAAAGGAGCAACAGGTTCTCAAGGCCCTAAAGGAGATACTGGAGCGCTGGGTCCGCAAGGGCCACAGGGGCCGCAAGGACCGGCAGGACCGAATAATTGGGGTACAACTATGAATGATACAACAGCCTCCAACATCAATGATCTTATGAATAAGAAAGTAGACCTTATTATTCAAAAGGCGAATGGACAAACTGGTATCTTTGGAGTAAACGGCGGATGGAGTGGGCATGACTTCGGTTTTACATGGGGGAATTATATTCAATCTCAAGGCGTTTCA